ACAGGAGGCTATCCGCCCTATGCTATCCGGCATTGAGCAGGGGCTCGCCTCTCTTGTGCGCCTGCAGGAGATCATAGTCACATCCCCTCTCGCTGGGGATACTCTGCTGACAGAAACAGAGGTGGCGGACAAGACAGGCATTAGTGTCGTCACTCTGCGGACGTGGAGATCAGGCAAGAAAGGGATACCGTATGTGAAGCTGGGCGGCAGTGTCAGGTACAGAGTGTCTGCCGTGAGAGACTTTATTCATCGTAATTCTATCAAAGTTACAGACGAAACAGGGAGGGTGATCGGATGACAGTAACAGACGAGTGCCCATGCTGCGGAACTGAGATCACACATAACGGCGGCTGCTGGATATGCCCTTTTTGCGGCCATAAAAGCTGCGGAGAATAATGATGCATATGTCAGTATCCAGCAATCACATGACATACGGATACCGCACTGTGAATGTGCCGTTTGCTCTGCTGCCGCAGATCACAGGGACATATAACTATGCCTGCGGGCTATACAGCAACGGGCATAGAGAGCGTAATAATCTTTGCGGTATGTCAGAGATAATCATGTTCGATTTCGATGACGGCTATCCGCTTGAAAAGTGTGCTGCCTATCTGCAGGAAGTAGGCATATCTGCATATCTGACAACAAGCAAGAGCCATCAGAAAGAGAAAGGAGACAAGCCTGCATGTGACCGTTACCGTGTTATGATTCCTTTCGACAAGCCTATTGATTTCCAGTTCGGGCAATATCAGCAGTTTTATAAATACATCTGCAATCTGCTGGGGTTCGAGACTCTTTATGATGCGCAGACCCCAGACCCTACCCGTATGTTTTACCCGAATCCGAATCAGGAGACGATCTTTGTGTCTACCGGCCAGATGCTGAGCTTTGATTTCCTCGCCGAGAATTTTCTGGCTTGGCAGGAACAGGAAGCGGAGAAAGTGCGGACAGAGACTGAGGAGCGCAAGAAGGAAGCCGAGAAGTATCGCCGTAAATCGAACGGTAAGGCGGCGAAGCTGAAAGAGAACGAGCTCCCCCGATCTGCGATCATAGAGACCAAGCGCGGGAATTTCTGCTTTTCAGATTTCGAGTATCTGCAGGGTGACCAAACGGAGCCGTGCCGCTGCCCTAACCCTGCACACCCTGATAAGAATCCGTCTGCCTTTGTGGGACGCAGTAAGAACTCCGGCGGCCTGATGGTGCGCTGTATCGGATGCGGCTTTCTCGCCTATATGGGCGATGTGTGATGTTTGTGCCATTTTGGTTTTCCCGTGTTGGTAGTGATTTCATCGAAATAATTGACGCTGAAATCTCTGTCTATCTGGGAAATAAACCTCCTGTGGTTATGAAAATCCGTGAACTCTTCCCAGAGTGCAGGACACTTGACGAGCTTAAGTCTATGGCTGAAAAGCAGGGGGACGACCTCGGCAAGCTTATTATTAATACATATAAAAGAGAGTGGTAGATGGCTGACCCGAAACTGAAAAAAGAACTGCTGGTTAAAGCTAATATGGACAAGTATCGGGAACAGCCACCCGGGACTATAGACTATAGCGAGTTTGAAGCTAATAACTGGGCGGATGAAAAAGAGATGACAGTAATGATGCGGGAACTGGATAAGATGGGTGGAGCTCTCTGGATGCAGCCTGACGGCTGTCTCTGCTGGCGGAGACATAAGGACGGCGAGGTTTATATAATAGCCTCTGCCGCAAAGATGAGCGATGCTCTTGCGTCTTTTATGCGCCGTAAAGAGGTACTGGTTTTCAAGGGCCGCAAGGCAGGTGAAAAGTATATCCCCGCTGATGTTAGACAGCATCAGCTTAAGATGGTTGAAGATAAGTTTACCCCTTTTGTAAATGCTGAATTTTATGACGGCGAGCACGGGCTCTGCCGTACATCCTTTCGTCCTTCTGAATATGCCCGCATAAAGACAGAGCCTACAGATAAGAAGCTGGTTGATATGGAGAATATATATGCACTGCTGGGGAATCTGGTAAACAGCAATATGGATTACCTAAACTGGCTGGTTAACTGGCTGGCTGGCTTTTTCCAGACTCTGGAGAGGGCTGGAGTATCTCTCGTTTTAAAGGGTACTCAGGGCTCTGGTAAGGGTATCTTTTTTGACGAAATCATTACTCCTCTGTTTGGAAAAGATCTCTGCGTGACGGTAGATCAGAACCGTATCGAATCACAGTTTATGCCGTGGGTCGACGGGAAGCTCTTTTATAATCTGAATGAGATCGCTGTGGATGCTAAGAGCAGGAAGAGCGTTAAGAACTTTTTGAAACACCTGGTCACAGAGAAATCCGTTTTCGTAGAGATGAAGTTCCGAGATGCCAGAGAGGTCGGGCTTTTCGGCAATATACTGATATGCACGAACGAACTGCTGCCTATAGAGATAGAACACGAGGACAGGCGATTCACTGTTTTCCAGACAGGCCCGAAGCTGCGTGAGGACTTAGGTCTTGATACGTTTAGACTGGTTAAAGGTATAGGAGAGGAGCTGAAAGATTTCGCCATGTATCTGAAAAACTACGAGGTGGACTGGAAGCTTTACCGCACTGCCTTAAGCACTCCGGCTAAGGCCGCTATAGTAGAGAACACTAACAGCCGTCTGGAGAACCTTGTCCACGCTATCCTGATGCGTGATGCGAGCTTCTTTGAAGATATGAAAAACGGAGACTCTGCGGAGTCTGATGCTTATCGACTGCTCGTTAAAGGCTTTGATAATAACTTTATCGCACAGCCGACGCTGGGTGTGGCTTATCGTTTTATGCTGGAAAAGCCGAATGCTACCACCCAGTCGATCAGTAAGCAGCTGAGACTGGCTGACCCTACTGTCTTCGCAAAAGACAAGCTTATTCAGCGTGGCGATTATCGTGGCTGGGAACTGCCGCTGGCGAGGAAAAGATGAACGTGCTAGCTGATTTCAACACCCGATTTATGAATGAGCCGGAGGCCGCCGCGTATCTTATCGCCCTCTTTCATGGGGCTTACCGCTGTCCTTTCTGCGAGATGCCTATCCCGAAGAAACAATATGTGCGTTTCGAGTCTGGCGGACGTATCCGCTGCCGGAGCTGTGAGCGCATGTTTGTGTACCGCACAGGAACACCGCTCTCTTCATCCAAGATAACAGCATCTCAGGTGCTTATGATCATGACTATGATCGAGGCGGGATGCTCTGATAAGCAGGTTTCTGATGTGGTGAAGGTATCCGCTGAAACAGTCTCTTACTGGCGGGTAAAGCTGGAGGTGATTAATGCATGATCTGATAGATATCGCTGAAGCTCTGCTGGATACACTGACGTCTACTGATGCGGCTATATTACAGACCGCAATGGATAACTATAAAGAGGCTGAGAGAAAGGCCGCCAGTGCCCGTGTGGCGGATATTAAAAAGCTCCGCACCGAGACAAACAACCTTTCCGCGTTGGTTTCTATATATAGCGAATCTGATGATGACGAGGGCTTTACAAAGAAAACCGCCATCCATGAGTATCTGCTGAACAAGGGTTATAAGGTTGGCGAGCGCACCCTTTACGATCATATAAAATTCGGCAAGCTACAGGCGTCATCCGACGATGGCGGCGTGTTTCTGAAATCTGACGTGGACGAGTATGCGGAAAGATATCTCCGTCAGACTGCGAATAAGTCATCAGAGCAGCAGAGAGTAGAGGCGGATGTTGATCTGAAGAGGGAGCGTGCCCGCCGTGAGCGACTGCAAAACGACGTCATGGAGGGCAAACTGATCAGCCGTGAGAAAGTCGGCGCTGAGTTCGCATCACGCATCATGGAGATGAATCAGGCACACGAGGGGCTTGTTAACACCCTTCCGCACGAGCTCGCAGGGAAGAGTGAGCCAGAGATCAGGGATATTTTAAAAGAGGCTTTCCGCCGTCTGTTTATAGGCTACTGCCGCAAGCTGGAGGAGGTGGACAGTGTTAGCTGATCTGGCACCAATCTCTGAGCAGTTTAAGACAGACTATATTTTGCGTAGTCCGGAAATGTCTGAGTATTTTGTAAGTGAGCATCAGGTAGCATCACCGCCTGATGACATGCTCTGCTCTGAGTGGGCGGAGCGGTATAGAGTTCTGACACCAGAAACAACAGACGACCCGGGGCCGTGGCGTAATGAGAAACAGCCTGTCGGTGCTGGCATCATGGATGCGATATGCAGTGAGCGGGCGAAAAAGATCACCGTGTGCGGTGGGACCCAGATAGTTAAAACAGAGGCCGCCATACTGAATCCTATAGGCTATCTGATACATAAACATCCGGCACCTATGATGCTGATGTACCCTACTCACAAGAAAGCCCGTGACATCCTGAGAGACAGGATTAAGCCTGTTATAGAGAATGCCCGTGACGGCGTGCTGAAAAAAAGGCTTGTCGGGAAGATATTGAAAGACGGCTTTGCTTTTGCAGGCGGACGGCTGCACCTTGCCAGTAGTGAGAGCGAGGGCTCTATATCGTCATATCCTGTGAAAATCCTGTTTATCGACGAGGCGGACGAGCTCGTTGCTAATGCTAAGTGGGGGGATCCTCAGCTGGTAGCAGAGGAACGTCTGAAAGGTTATTACAACACACTGGAGGTCGTCACAGGGAAACCGCTAAACAGGCAAGGTACTGTGTGGCGGGGGCTGATGAGCTCTGACTATTTGTTTAAACCATATGTGCCCTGCCCTCATTGCGGAGAGCAGTTTGTATTTATCATAGAGAATCTTTTCCCAAAGCCGGAATCTATCAAAGCATGGGACGGCTCTGCGCACTACAAGTGTCCGCACTGCTCGGGCATTATAGATGACAGCATGAAGACAAGCATTATCCGGCGCCATGTATGGCGAACAGAGGACGGCATACTGCTGGATGATGTTCTCGCTGACGGTTTTAAACTGGAGCTCGGATTTCATGTCAGCTCTTTTTATTCTCTCAAGCTGACGTTCAAACAGATTCTGAAAGAGTATCTCTCAGCTGATACTGAACATAAGAAAAAGGTTTTTTACAGTGGCTGGCTGGCAGAGCCTTATGAGCCTGTGGTTATCACAGAGCCTGTTTCTGTAGAGGTTCTTTTCAACCGTATAGAAAAATATACACCTGACATTCTCCCTGCTGGGGTCTGTGCCCTGACGGCTTTTGCGGACGTTCAGGGGAACAGACTGGAAGGGATGACAGTGGGCTGGGCTACAGATTACGAGAGTTGGATTATCGACCGCAAGATATTCTATGGCGGCCCTGATGATGCTGGTTGCTGGCGTGATCTTTTCCGGTTTCTGACTATGGCATACCCTCACCCTTGCGGTACCACGCTCACGCCTGTGATGGGTCTCGTAGATGCGGGATACAGACCAGAGATGGTTTATTACTACATCAATAAATTAAGACCTCCCCGCATATTCGCCTCTGTAGGTTCATCTCATAAGAACGGCCCACTCTATTCAAAGTTCATAGCGAAGGGTTCGCAGAAGGTGCCACAAACTACAATCAACTCTCACGGGCTGAAAGAGATCATCTTTGAAAGGCTGAATGTTGCTGAGGGTGACCCCGGATATATGCATTTCGGTGCGAACTGTGACGAGGCTTTCTTTGAGCAGCTGCTTTCGGAAAAGCGTGTCGTTACTGGCGAGTTCCCGAATGAGTCTGTGGAGTGGAAGTCTTTTCGCAGGAACGAGGTATGGGATATGGCATGTGGAAATTATGCGGCGCTGCTGGCATCTAACATCAGCTTAGAAGCGTATGCGCAAACTATATATGGATATTTTACACAGGGGGCTTAGATGGCTGAAGACTACTTAACTGTCAAAGAGGCAGCGGCTGAGATGAACGTGGGCGTTTCCACACTATACAGGTACATCGAAGAGGGATTGATCGGGTATTTTCAGGTGCGGCGCGGAGCGGCTATCAGGATAACCCGTGTGCAGATACAGAAGTTTAAAGAGACCTATAAATCTGCCGAGGTGAGAGGATGAAACGACTGGAAACTTTTAAGTGTCCGTCATGCGGGCATGCGTATTTCTGGAACGGACACGGCAGCAGACCTGAGAACTGCACCCAGAAACGGAAAGGGTTGGACAAGGTCAGAACGTGCGGATACAGGCTTGTTAAACAGGGCGAAATAAAGGATGTGAAAAATGCTCCTCGTAATTATTAAGGCTTTTGCATTTCTGCTGGTCATTGGGTGTTTGCTTCTAGTGATCACAATGAACTTTCTGCTGGGTGAAAAGACAGAGGCCGCACCAGAGTGCGTGTGGAACGATTCAGAGTATGGATGCTATCTGTCGCTGGCGGATGGAGAAACTAAGATGTGTTCGGGTACTGATCATGAGTGCCCGAAGTTTTACAGAGGGGTGCGGTGATGGGAAAGACAAAGATCGAGTGGGCTGATATGACACTGAATATCGTTACTGGTGAATGTCCGATGCAGTGTCAGTATTGCTATATGCAATCTATGCAGACACGTTTCCCTGAGATACACCAGAAAGAGATCCGATTTCATCCAGAGCGTATAGATGAAATGCTTCGCATGCGGAATCCGAAAACTATCTTTTGGGGGAGCTCATTCGAGATGTTCCACTCTGTTGTACCGGATGATCTGTTGCACCAGCTTTTTGAAGCTTGCGCCAGTGAGCAGGGGCGAAAGCATAATCATGTATTCCTGACGAAATGTTCTGAGAGAATGAAAGAGTTTGTTCAGTATAAACGCCAGTCAGACAATATATTCTTTGGTGCATCAACAGAGGGATACTGGGTTAAAAAGCCGCACAGGTATCTTGATTTCCTAAGCGTAGAACCGTTCATTTCCCCATTCAAAAACGGTCTTGTCGATGACTGGGCTAGGGGTAGCGAGCGGATTAAATGCTATATTATAGGTGGGCTCACAGGGAGCGGAAATGTCTATAGCTGGACAGAGTATCGTTCAGTGGTAAACCTTGTAACTGCTGCTTTCGAGGCAGGCAAAAAAGTTTTTATTAAGGACAATATCAAAGAGTATATCCCCTATCCTGTCGGTCTCGGAATGAATATCAGTAAGCACATTTCAAACTTCCGTCAGCTTCCGTGGGAACTCTATACGAAATCAAAAACAGCAGGGGTGGATTGATGGATAACGAACGTGATGCGTTAGAGCGCAAGAAGCGACCTGTATATGACAGGTCAGAAGTGATGCTGAACAGCGAGGTTATCTGTCCGATCTGCGGCAATGACGAGGTTTATTATGAAAATCCTCGCACTGGTGCTGGCTGTTATGTCTGCCACTGGTGCGAACATGAATTCGACATACGAGGTGAATAATGGGATTTATGAATAAAGTCATTCTGCTGGGGAATGTGACCCGAAACCCAGAGGTGCGCTATGTTCCCGGGCGTGATCTGCCTGTGTGCAAGTTCGGGCTGGCGGTGAACCGCAAGACCAGAGACAAGGAAGAGACCTGCTTTATCGACATCGTGACCTTTGGCAGAACTGCTGAGATGTGCGGTGAGTACATCACAAAAGGCATGCCGATACTTATAGAAGGTCGGCTCACATATAACACATGGGAGCAGGAAGGCCAGAAGCGAAGCAAGCACGAAATAGTAGCGGAGAACATCCAGTTCGTCACTACTCGTGAGCAGAGCGAAAACGGCAATTCTGGACGTGGGAACTATGACCACCAGAATGACAGATACAACACGATAGACGAAGACGACATACCGTTCTAAGGGGGCATGATGAAACATATAGTTAGCTACTCAGGCGGGAAAGACTCTGGAGGCTGTATTTGCTTCTGTCTTGAAAAGGGCATAGCTCCAGAGGACATAGTTGTTGTCTTTTGTGATACTGGCTGGGAAACCTCTCTTACATACGAATACGTCAACACTGTTCAAAAATGGTGCGAGGATAAAGGAATTACCTTTTACCGTTTACAGCCTGTCATGCAGTTTGAAGAGTTGGTTAAGCATAATAAAATATTTCCTACTGCTAACGCTAGATATTGCACTAGATTGATGAAAATAGAGCCTTTTTTTATGTTTCTATCAAAATTCCGAGAGGAATATTTTGACTTTGTTGTGATCACTGGTGAGAGAGCAGAGGAAAGTCCATCCAGAGCTAAAAAGCCAGAAAGGGAATACGACGATAAGTATTACCACTGTGAAGTATGGAGACCGCTCAAAAATTGGACTGCTGAAGAAGTATTTGAGGCACATATACGAAATGACTTCCCTATAAATCCAATGTATAACCTCGGCTTTTCTCGTGTCGGATGTGCTCCATGTATCTATGCTCGTCAGGCTGATGTTGCTCTGATGGCAAAACATTTCCCAGAGCAGATTGATAAAGTGGAAGCTCTTGAAGCCTCACTTGAAGATACGAGCACGAAAGAGACTCCTTTTTACTACTTTTCTATAGGTATGAAGATTCGCGAGTATGTTCAGCACTGCAACCGAAAAACAGCATATGGCAGCATAGAAGACCATTTACCGCCTGAGAGTATTTGTGCTGCCCATTATGCGATTCTGTGTGAGTGAGATTGTATGAATATCTATTACGAAAACGACAACGGAACACTGCTCAATTGTGACGTGCTGGAAGGATTGCGGAGTCTGCCGGATAACAGTGTTGATTCTATCGTCACAGATCCTCCTTATGGCATCAGCTTTATGAATCAGGGATGGGATTATGATATACCGCCTGTGGAAGTCTGGAAAGAGGCTCTGCGGGTACTTAAGCCCGGAGGGTATGCCGTTATAGCCTGTGGAACAAGAACGCAGCACAGAATGACTGTGAACATCGAGGACGCAGGTTTCGAGATCAGAGATGTTATCGCATGGGTTTATGCATCGGGATTTCCGAAGAGTAAAGACCTATCCGCTATCCTTTCTGGTTTCGGTACAGCACTTAAGCCAGCTATGGAGATGTGGACACTCTGCCGGAAGCCTCTCAGTGAGAAAAATCTTGAAGAAAATCTGACTACTTGGGGGACAGGAGGTGTCAATATAGACGGCTGCCGTGTTCCTCTAAAGCCTGTCGATGAATCTCAGGTGCGGACAATGAAGCGAGGACAAAGACCCGCTGACGGATTCGGAATGAATAGCACCGGAGATGATGAGGGGAATGTATGCAGGGCTGATGGTAGGCATCCGGCTAACCTGATTCACGACGGTTCAGGCGAAGTGCTTGAGCATTTCCCAGATGGAAAAGGACAGCTTGTTCAGAAGGTATACAAAGAGAAGTCAGCGAAGTTCGACGGGATCTATCACAACGGAAAAGTATACCAGAATGAAGATCGAGACGTTCAGCCAGCTAAAGACGAACTGGGGAGTGCAGCACGTTTCTATTACTGTGCGAAACCGTCCAGAGCTGAAAAAGACGCTGGTCTGGATATGTTGCCAGATATGCCTGTATGCATATCTAACGGGGCGCAGGCAGGAGTTGAAAATCCAGATTATAAACCTAATAGTATCGGCATAAATAAAGTTAAATACGTCAAAAACTTCCATACTACCATTAAGCCTATTGAGTTGATGCGGTATTTATGTCGGATGGTGACACCGCCGAAAGGTGTTGTGTTAGACCCATATCTAGGCAGCGGAACAACAGCCATAGGTGCGGTTATGGAATATTTCAAATACATCGGCATTGAAGAGCATCCGGGGTATTGTGCTATCGCTATGCACCGGATTGAGCATTGGATGCCGTCATTTCTGGAAAGGTATTTTGCAGAAGAGGTGCAGGGATGACCAGAGAAACAGCACTGGAACGTATGTTGAAAGGGGCGAAGATGTGCCACCCTGATGATGCAGAGGTTCCTGGTTACTGGATATATGATTCCGAAGCTGAGCTGCCGTTTATATACGTGTGGGTAACCCCATGCGGTTCGGAAGAAATAAGAAACATGAATCTATGCAGCGACTTTATGTCGAAGCGTAAAGGATGGAAAGAATATACGGAGGTGCAACATGGCAAATGATCAGGCATTAATGACAGAGAAGGTATTGAAGCTGGTAGCGGATGAGCGCTCACGTCAACGTGAGAAGTGGGGAAACGAGCATGACGATAACGAGCATACGCCGGAAGACTGGAACTGGCTGATCTCGCGCTACAACGGGCGGGCTCTTAACGGCGATGAGGATTTTCAGCATCTGATGATACAGGTCGCCGCTCTGGCTGTGGCCGCATACGAAAGCTATGATAGAAAAGAACGTGAAGCCGCCGAAGATCGCCGCGAAGACATGGGACTTTCTCAGGATTAATCCCTTCATATGGGTAGTTGGTACTGCTGACTACCCTGTTTAATTCACTCAAAAATGATGTAAAATACAAAGTTTATTTCTCATCTGTACTCAAATTTCTCATATTTCCCAATCTTCTCTCCTGTATTTTACAGGATGCCGAATGTGTGTTTTGCTCTGATATACGGAGGCGTGTATGTCAGCAGGGATAACACTGGTAGAAGCTCAGGCACAACTGGACGCATATAAAAAGGCGTCTCTCGCTGTCGCAAATAATCAGTCTTATACTATAGGTAGCATCACATTCACCCGTGCGAACCTTTCTGATATCAACAAAGCAATCACATACTGGTCTAAGATGGTGGCCGATCTTTCCGGAGGCAACCGTCCGAGATCGTTTCCGGTGGTGTTCTGATGAGTATCCTGCCATACGGAAGACTCCACCCACTCCACCCGTCTTTTGAAGCTACGGGAGCTGATGTACTCCAGCGTTTCCTATACATATTTGAAGAATCTGCAGACGAGTCAATATCACGAGAGCTGCCGGAACTGCGTAAACGCAGTATCGACCTGTGCCGTAATTCCATCTTCGGTGGGGTGACTGGCACTATGGTGACAAACGTCGTCGGCGGCGGCATCAGGCTACAGATAGAGCTGCCGTTCCGCAAGCTTGGCATGAGCGAACAGGACGCTGCCGAGATGGAAGAGCGAGCCGAGACACTGTGGAAGCTGCACACAGAGAGCGAAGACATAGACGCATCCCGCACAAAAAACATATACGGACTGCAAAAGACAGCAGCGCATAACTGGTTTGAGGCGGGAGACGCTATCAGTCAGCTCTGCTCTCTAACCCGTCAGTATTCTGTGAGTGATCTCGCCATAAACATGATAGACCCTGCCAGAGTCTCTAATCCTTTTTACCGTATGGACAACCCTATGTTCTCAGGAGGGATAGAGAAAGGCACATTCGGCGAGCCTATCAGGTATCACATACTCGCAGCAGACAGCCAGTTTCAGAATAACTGGGTGCCTGTGAGCGTTTTCCATGACGCCGGACTGCGCAACATCTGCCATATCTACACAGAAACCCGTGCAGGACAAAGCAGGGGAGTTCCTTTTATAACCCCTGTGATGAAATCTTTCGCACATATTCATAAATATCAGGAAGCGGAGCTTAAGGCTGCCGCTATCGCCGCATTTTTCGCCATTATGATAAAGCACGCAGAGGCAGGCGGAAGCACCCCGGGCATGGAGGGTGTGGACATAATGAGCACGCTGGGAACACCCCAGCAGAACGGCCCGAGTGTGGATGTGAAAATGGCACCCGGTCAGGCTGTCACCCTGCCCCAAGGATACGATTTTGAGACTATTAAATCTGACCGCCCTAACAGCGGTTATGGTGCTTTCATAGACAGCAAGTTTCGTGAGGTCGCTATGGGTCTCGAAATCCCATACGAGATACTCATTAAGACATTCGGAGCCAGCTACTCTGCCAGCCGTGGAGCTATGCTGGAGTTCTGGAAACTGGTGAAGGTTTTCCGGGCTCTGTTTAACCAGAGATTTAATCAGCATGTATTTGAGCGTTTCATGTTTGAGATGGTGGCGAAAGGTCAAATCCCTATCCCCCGCTATCTAACAGACCCTTACACACGCAGACTGATAAACATGTCCGCCGTATGGATAGGCCCGCCACGAGGCATGATAGACGAAGAGAAGGAAGCCCGTGCAGCCGAGAAACGTATCAACACTGGGCTGACCACACTTAAAGAAGAGATCATCAGCATGACCGGCGGTGATCTGAATAGCAAGTATACACAGATGAAAGCGGAGAGAAGGATGAAAAAAGAGCTTGAAGCTATAGACAATGAATTTCAGACAGCGGGGGTGGCGTAATGCATAACCTTTTCTGTATATCGCAGTCAGCACTGCCGGTGCTGTCTGAACTCATCCCATGGGATGACAGCACTGTTGTCGCTTATGACATAGGCATAGACAACATCAAGATCATAAACCGCAGAGGTGTAATAACTGTCTCCGGCGTACTGCTGCCGACATCGGCTTTTTACGGTTCGTCTCTGGAGGCTCTCAGGACGCTCGTAGCATACGCTCTGAAAGATGAGCGTATAGACAGCATTATCCTGAATATCAACTCCCCGGGCGGCTCTGTCGCGGGGACAGAAGAGACCGCCGCATTCATTAAAAAAGCGTCACAGATAAAACCCATAACAGCATTCGTGATCGGTTCTGCTACAAGTGCGGCCTACTGGATAGCATCCGCCTGTAAAGAGATCGTGATGAGTGAGACCGCTGAGGTGGGGAGCATCGGGGCTGTGCTGGCTGTCGGCAAATCCGGCAACCAGGCGATAGTGACATTCACATCAAAATACGCACCGAATAAAAACATCGACCCTGAATCACCAGAAGGACAGACAGAATACCAGACCCGCGTTGACGACATCGGCGCGGTCTTTATTCGTACTGTGGCGGCGAACAGGGGAATGGAGTTTGACGAAGTTATAACCGCCGGAAATCAGGGCGGTGTGCTCGGCGGAGTGAAAGCTGTTAAGGCAGGTCTTGCAGACAGAATAGGCAGTCTGAATGATCTGATTAATGATACAGAGATAAAAAAAACGGAGGATGAGATGAGCCTTAAATCACTTGAGCAGCTCAAGACTGACCATAAAGAGATTTATGCACAGGCAGCAGCTGACGGGGTGCCTCATGGCATCGAAAAAGAAAACAAGCGCATCACTGGTATTCTCGCAATCAAAGCTCCGGCTGGATGTGAGTCTATCATAAGCGCAGCTGTCGCAGACCCGAAAGCGACAGTCGAATCAGTCAAAGATCAGATACTTGCCCACCTCGAAAAAGAGAGTGCTGAAGCATCGGCACAGGCAATCAATCTGCTTAAAGACACACCTGCCCCTGTACAGCAGGGCGGCGAATCACCAGAAGGTACTGACACACCTGAAAAGCGTATGGCTATGGAGGGAGCTGCGGCTCTCAATCAGGCTATGGGAGGTAAGAAGTAATGTATCTCGAAGACACCAGAAAAAGACTTTTCGCAGGCGGAGATTTTCCTGTCCGCACAGAGATGGTCACTATCGCCAGCACTCAGGGTACAGATAATATCCTCGAGAAAGGCAGCGTGCTGGGGATTGCTAATGACGGCAAATATTACCTCTCTGCATCCGCTGCCGTAGATGGCAGCGAGACCGCTGAGGTAGTGCTGATGCAGGACACAGATACAACAACAGAAGTGGAGGCACAGGTGCTTGTCTCCGGAGACGTGCTGGACGGCGCGCTTGTTTTTGGCACTGGGCACACTGTTGACACTGTCCGTGCTGACCTTCGCAGAAATAACATCTACATCGTAGAGGAGGTGTAATGTGGCAAATATAAACGCATATTTCGACAGACGTGCCGTTGGCGATGCTGTCGTTACACGCAGGAAGAAATGTCAGTTCCTGCTTAAAAAAATCTTTCACCTGGCTACAGCCAGAGCTCACCACGTTGACGTGATCGAGCGTGACGTTGTGAAGCAGGGCCGCAGAATGGCACCTGTTATCACCAACCTCGGCAACATCCCCGCCGCTAAGAAAGACGCAAAAGGGAAGATCATTTTTAAAATCCCTATGGTTGCCCTTAAAGCTATCAGTAAAGCTGAGGAGCTTTTCAGGTCTTTCGTAGGCGTGTCCGCTACAGCGGAACTGAACCCCCAGCAGATCAAGTCCCTCGCCTATGCCTATAACGATACGCTCGGCCCGCTTGATGACGCTATCACAGACCGCGAGGAGTGGTACTGTGCGAAGATGCTGGAAGACGGCAAGGTGACCGTGTCCGGTGTGGACGAAGCCGGAGAGACTATCGACTTTGAGATAGATTTCATGCGTGACCCTGATCTGAAAATCGCTCTGACTGACACAGCTCAGTGGGGCGAGACTGGCGTTTCACCTTATGAGGATATCATCGAGTGGCGCGAGCTTGTAGCTACTAAAGACATCAAGCCTGACAACGTTCTGATGGGGTCAAAGGCTATCCGTGATTTCCTGAAGGATCCGGAAGTGAGAGCCCTGCTCGATCTTAAAGATGCAAGGTTCGGCTCTATCGCACCGGAAGAGCTTCAGGAGTACGGCAGCGACATCACATACTACGGCAACATGCCGGAGGTAGGTCACATCTGGTCATCAACAGAGAAGTATGTGGACGAAGCCGGAGAGCTTCAGTATTACGTGCATCCTGACGCTGTAATCCTTTTTAGCGATCAGCCGGAAAACTGTGTTGACTATGGCGCTATAGGCGTTGTGGATGACGGCGACAATATCGGCATCGAGATATCTCCTCGCGTATATGCGAAAGAGACAAACAAGGGCACAGCCACTGTTATCGACTATCTCAAATCAAAACCTATGCCAGGTCTCTGGAAGCCTGACACAACACTCTACGCACGTGTGCGTGAGGAGGCTTAATCATGAGTAAGATACTGGTAAGAACAAAGCACCGCATCAAGACAGCCCCCGGGCAGTATGTAGGTGCGAACAAGACTATCGAGGTTGACGAGGCCACTGCTAAGAAGTGGGCAAAGATGGACGCTGCTGAGATCGTTGTTGTCGCTAAGGCAGACACACCTGCTCCTGCGGCACCAAAAGCACCATCTGCAGGCGGCAATAATGAGTGGATGAAGGATATGCCTAATCCTCTCACAGAAGAGTTCCTGAAACCTCTGAAAAAAGATCAGCTGGAACAGCTGGCAGAGATCAAAAAAATAGAGTTCCCCGAGGGTGCGAATAACGCACTTAGAGTGAATCTCCTGACTGGTAAATAAACCGACCTTTTCCATCGTGCCCTGCCCTGATCGGCAGGGTGCCTTGGTAAATGCCGGAGGTGGTGACACATGAAGATAGCTTTTGCACTCAATAAAAGGACAGATGAATGCCAGGCAATGTTTGTAATCTAACCGATGCTGACGTGTGTAAGTACGCAGAAGAGTCCGCAGACAGAGCGGTAAAAAAGACCTTTGCTATCCTCGGCGTTGATATTGATAAGCCGGAAGAGGTTAAGCAGTTTCAGCAGGATTTACGCTTTGGTGCTTTCATACGCCGAGCTGCGGAGAAAGGGATGTTGGCACTCATTGTGGCGGCGTTTGTTGGTATCGGCTCACTGATAATAGCCGGCATTATGCACAATTTCGGAGGTGTTAAGTGAAACATTTTAAAATAGACGAATTCAAATGCCCGTGCTGTGGCAAGGCTGAGATGTCTGAAAAGCATCTGGAGATGATAGATAAAGCTCGTGATCTGGCTGACGTGCCTTTTGTTATCACCAGTGGATACAGATGTCCTGAACACAACGCAGAGGTTGGCGGTAAAGCTAACAGTGAGCATGTTGCTGGTGATGGTTCTGACATCAAAGCCGTTGGCAGCAGAGAGAGATTTAAGATCATAGATGGACTGATAGCCGCAGGGTTTACCCGTATCGGTATCGGTGCAGATTTTATACATGCAGGCTCTGATGAGACCAAATCTCCAGACGTCTGCTGGACATATTACAAATAGGAGTGTGTGAGATGTTACCACTTTTACCACTGCTTATGCCGCTGATCACAAAGGCGGCTCCGTCTCTGATAGAGCACTTTACCGGAGACGAAAAGAAAGACGCCCCTCTGCTGGCAAAAGTAGCGGATGTTGCGAAGGACGTAACAGGCATATCTAACCTGAACGATGCAGTGAATGCACTGACAGGAAACGAAGAGGTACAGAAGCAGTTCGGCCTCTCGCTGATGGATAAGCAGATCGAGTTTCAGAAGCTCAGTAATGCAGACAAGGACAGCGCACGCAAACATGAGGAGGCTCTCGCCACCTCTGACAAGGTGCCGTTTTTTAAGAAGATATTTCCTGAGATTTTCATGCTTTTAACTCAGTGCGAGTTGGCACTGATAGTGGTGTTCATCATCGCACAAAAGCCTGATCAGGCTGTTAAGGATATTCTGCTCGTTGTACTCGGCGTGTTGCTGGGGATACTGAAAGATTTCGCTGGGTTCCAGTGGGGCTCCTCTGACGGCAGTAAAAAAAAGACTGATCTCCTGAGTAAAGGAAAATGACATGAACTTTAAAGACCAGATGGCAGCAGACATAGATTCTCTCTTCACAACTGATGAGATGGCAGAGGAGACCACTGTTAACGGTCTCCCTGTCGTTATCATCATAGAGGAAAAGACCAGCGGGAAAGAGAAATCTTTCGGAAGCTGGACAAATCATCAGGTGAACAACGACTCTATAAAGTTTCATATCCGTGAGGCTGATATGCCAAATGCCCCTGTAGTGGGTGCAGAGATAGAGGTCGGCGGTATTTATTACAGCATCACTTCTGTGTCTCCCGAGTGTGGAGTATTTGTTATAAGCTGCGAGGGTAGAAAATGAGTATAGATAGAGATATTCAATTTTACGTCAGTGCTGATGATTTTGACGCTGATATACAGGATGTGCTGAACGGGCTCGGTAATCTTGCTGGTAAAGTTGTCAACAGATCACTGAATGCCACAATAGCCAGCACCAGAACCTATGTTAAAAGCGAGACTCGTAAGCGTGTCCCGCTGACTGCAAAGTCAGTTCACAAGCGTATCAGCCTGTTCAAGTCAACCGAACGAAGCCTTTATGCCGAGCTGGGGTTCTCTGACAGTAAATTCAAACTGCATAGCTTTGCTACACAGAGAGAGCTGGAGGCTCAGGCGAAGAAAAGAGCAAGTCAGTCAGGTGTCAAAGTAGCTGTCCTTCGTGGTGATAAACGTGAGTATGCCGGAACATTCGCACAGAAGGTACGTGGTCGCTGGATGATATTTCAGAGGGTGGGAGCAGATAAGTATCCGCTGGAACTGCCAGTCGGTCCATCTCTGGGCGAGATACTTCAGAAGACCCCTATTCTGGAAAATGCATCACATGAAGCCGAGAGGCTGTTTTATGTGAAATTCCGTCAACAGTCCACAACAGGCAAGAACCATATCAGAACCAAGAGCGGTAAAACTTTCAACCTTGGTAAGGAAATATAGATATGAGCATAGATTTAATAGACGCTCTGATACCCCTTATAGAAAAGGAATTCGAGAGCAGAAAATATCAGGACAATACAGGCGAATATATGGCACCGGCGACATATAATTCCGGACTGCCACCCAGAAACAATGACGGCATTAAAAAGCCGTCTATTCTGTTCCAGCTCTTGGCTGGCGAGGATGAAGACGACGAGGTCACAGAGACTATCGGTATAGATATCATTCCATGCGTATACGTCCCCCGCCGTGAGCCCGGAGACGAGGTCACACAGCAGGAGGAGGGCAACAGGGATATATCAAACATGATAACCCTGATAAAGTCCGCACTGCGTAAGAACAGAATCGTGGGCGGGAGATACAGACGCACCGGAAA